CCCCAAACAAAATTTAATCTTGAGACAGCCTCTACCTTTGCCGGTGGGCAAGCTGCGGAAACAGCGTCTCTGTGTGGCCGTTTCGATGGTCCAACTCCATCACGGCCACATAACCTTTTCCCCACGCCCGTTTTATTGGAATGGAACGGACGTGGGCTGGGCAGCGCCGTGAGTGACGCTGCTCCAAAACTTTCGCTGTAACGCCCGGTTCGCCGTGAGGCCCCGGTGGAGCGTTCATCTCCTTTCAGCGTTACATCGAAACTGGCCGTTCCCACAGAACGGTGAGCCACGCTCCGATGAGGCACGGAATAAAATCTGTGCCTCGCGTCTGCACTCTATTTTCCCAACAACTTTTTTGAACTTCACACGCGGCTATAGGCCGCTGCTTGAATGCGTGTGTGCGGTTCGGTGCGCTGCTGATGCGCAGACATGCGGCTATGGGCCGTTGCTTGAATGCGAATGTCAGAAATCGGCACTGCAACAGAACCACAAAAATAATCTACGGCCCACGGGCCAGAAGGTAATAAACGAATATGAAGTCTCAAGAATTGCGCGAGAAGCGAGCTTTTCTCGCCGCCGAAGCACTGACCGTCGCGGAAAGCAACCCCGCGAAGTTCGACAAAATCATGGCTGATGTTGACAAGCTGAAAGGTGACATCGAACGCGCAGAGCGGGCAGAGGCACTTGACGCTGAACTGCGTGCTACGACTCGCCCACCTCTGGACGCAATTGGCGGCAATGGTGAGAACCGCAACGGTAAATCATCCGCCGAACATCGCGCTGCATTCGATAAATTCGTGCGCACCGGCGACACCGGCGAACTACGTACGTACAGCCCGATGAGCGACGGCGCTCAGGGCGCGTTTTTGGTTCCACAGGGCTTCCAGTACGAATTAGAACAAGCATTGAAAACTTACGGCGGCATGTTTCAGGTAGCGCGAATCCTGCCCACTCCGACTGGCAATGCGCTCTTGTGGCCTACGTCCAACGACACCGCAGTGTTGGGCGAGCAGGTCGCTGAGAACACTGCCGTGTCGCAAGCCAACCCGTCTCTGTCGAGCGTTCAACTGAACGCTTGGAAGTACAGCACGAAGATGGTGAACGTGTCGAACGAATTGCTGCAAGACAGCGCGTTCGATGTGGACGCCTACCTACGCGAGTTGTTCGTTGCTCGTTTGGGCCGAATTTTGAATCAACGCTTCACCGTGGGAATCGGCACCACCGAACCGATGGGCGTCACCGTCGCCGCAACCGCTGGGCCGACCGCAACAGCAGTTGGCGTAGTGAACTATGACGACTTGGTTGAACTCGAACACAGCGTTGACCCGTCATACAGACAGGGCGCGAAGTTCATGCTGCATGACAGCAGCTTGAAAGCCATCAAAAAGCTGAAGGACTCTCAGGGCCATCCTCTGTGGGTGCCCGGTGTAGCAATGAAAGAACCGGACACCATTCTCGGTTATCAATATGTGACTAACCAAGACATGCCCGCGATTGGAACTGGAAACAGACAGCTTTTGTTTGGTGCGCTGGACAAGTACATCATCCGTTCCGTAAAGGAACTGGCTGTTCTGCGCTTGAACGAAAGGTTCGCAGAGTTAGGGCAAACGGCCTTCATCGGCTTTGCTCGTTACGACGGCAACCTGATTGACGCAGGGACTCATCCGGTAAAGTATTTACTCGGAGCATAACCAAAACAAAACTGAGAAGGGCTGGCTCATGCTGGCCCTTTTTCTTTTCTGAAAAGACCATGCGACAAACAAGAATAGAAACTGGTAAGTGGTTCAGCCGCTCAATAAATGGCGAACACTTCTTAGCGATTCGCTGCGAGAAGTGTCAGAACGTGATGCGCTCAAATCCGGGCCAGACGGTCACGTGCGGTAGAGACGGTCAGACATACGTTGCGCCTGCTTCCTTTCGCGGCATCAATCCTATGGTGACCTTGCAGGATTTGCGCCAACAGCGCAGAGAAAGAATCGCACCCATAGAAGCACACAAGCAGTGGCAGAAAGAGCAAGGCTTCGGCGTCACTGAGCGAAAGTGGCGCGAACGGATGCATCAGATTGAAAAAGAAGAAAGCAAAGCAGCGCAATGACACTGCGAGCTTTCAGAACGTGCGGCCATGTGGGCTGCCCGGCATTAACCAGAGATGGCTGGTGTGACACGCATCGTGGTGACAATGACAGATACCGCGCTGATGACGAACTGCGACGGCTTTACAAATCTGCGCGATGGCTTAACTTTCGCCGTTGGTTCTTGAGGCTGAACCCATTCTGCCAAAGAGTGCATGACGGTGAGCAGTGCCACAACGTTGCCACGGAAGTTCACCACAGGCGCGGCCTTCGTGAATATCCCCAAGACTTATGCGATGCAGACCGATGCGTTGCGCTGTGCTGTGCATGCCATCACAAGAATAGCGGCGACATAGGAAGCGAAGTCTATATCCCAACACTGACGTGAGAGACATGACGCTGAACAACTTTGAAGAACTGTGCGACAAAGTATTTGCTGAGCGACTGCTTGCAATCAGAGACGCAGAAAATAGTGAGCGGTTATTGGATGCGGTTTGTTCTGAGCTTGAGAGTGTGGCGCTGAGCAGCGGCCTTGAAGTGTGTAAGCGTGGTGCATACCTGCTGACCTTCGCCCGCTACGACATGCACTTATTCGAACACCGCGAAGAGCTTGGCGTGCCCGACGATTACTTCCAAGGTGAGCGTGAGATGGAACAGCAAGCGTTCAACTACTTGCATCAGCGACGATGCGGAGCACTAGCAAGGCACTTGTAACAGAAGCCCGCTTGGGGTTGACCATGTATAGGCAGGGGGCTAAGCCTTTTGTAATGAACGACTTGTTCGGGTCCTACGCTTCGTCGAACTTTTAGCCAGCCAGTCTTTTTGTGTAACTTAGATGCTGACATTCCTGTACATCGTTTATTTACAATGACTTAGCGACTAATAGATTGTCGTTAAAACAACTTTAATGCCTGTTACAACAGTAATTTACCGTGCGAAACAAGCCAAAACAGGCCAGTTTTTGTACACATTTCGCCCGAAAGTAGAAGGAAGATGAAGAAACGACGATATAAAGAACTAAGGCCACGTCTCGGGGCCATGGCCGACCGCCAAACCGAATCATTCCCAAGTTTCACCCGGATTCTTCACAGGCACTCTCTGTGCTCAGTTGATTTGCCGGTGTGTGAAGCGTTTGACCTATTCACCCGCATTTCGGCAGACCCCATCGTAAGAGCGATGAAGCCAAAAGCGACGGTGCCGAGAACCAACGTTCTCGAAGCATACGCGGGCACAGCGGCAGCATTAGACAAACTGTCGGCAGCCGACAAAAAAGAATTACTAGAACGTCTGGCACGGCAGTTTCAGTTGTCAGCGTAGAAAGGAAAATCACAAATGCAGTTATCAGTTGAACGTCGTTCGTTTCTGAGCGGCGAGCATCGGCAGTTGGGTTGGATTGAGATTCCTCCCACAGCACCGCTGCACATTCAGAATCAAATTGTTGAATGGCGTAACGCGAACATTGAAAGAGTGTCGAAGCCAGCCATCAAGCCGGTAGCAGCACCAGTAGTGACGGAAAGCGAGCGCGATGCACTACAGCGCAAAATCCGTGCAGCACAGATTTCTCTCTTGCAATAAAACCCGCCGTGGAATCGGCAATAAAAACTATAGCCCGCTTTGCGGGCAGAAAATGGAAGTGTGTTTGAAATGACGAACGAAGAAATTTTGCTTCAGTCGCAGCGCGATGCTTTGCTGCGCGAAGCCCGCGAACTGGCCGAGAACCCGAATGCGACTAAAGCCGATTTGAAGTTAGCAGATGTGAAAATCGCGCAAGCATCTGGACTCAAGCCACTCTATGAACGGCAACTCCGCGTTGCAAACGCGATGGGTATACCGGTGTCAGAAATTACAAAAGGAATTGTGACTGAAGCACAGCGCGAAGAACATCAGAACAATTTCAATCTGCGAAGTTATCTGGCACGGGGCCGAGAAGCTCGCACGTACAGCGGCATGTCTGTGGCAACGGACAGCAACGGCGGGTTTTTTGTTCCTGCAACGTTCTATTCGAAGGTGACCGCTGCGTTGAAGCTCAGTGACGGACTTTGGGATGATTCAGTCATCACGATGTACGAAGACTTGCACGGCGGTGCGCTGACCTGCCCAGTGATTGACGATACATCCGTCGTGGCAATTCAGGTTTCGGAAAATAGTACCAGCGCAGAAACTGAAATTCCTGTGATTGACCGTTTGCTCTTGCCGAAAATTCCGACGTGGCGTTCTCAGAAGTTGAGCACGTCAATGGAATTGCTTCAAGATGCGGGCTTCCCACTCGAAGGGTTAATTGCAAACGCGATAGCGGGAAGATTCCAACGCGGAATCGGTGCAGCGAACGTTACCACCCTGCTTTCTTCCATCACTAGTGGTGCAACGTCAACAACCGCTAACTTAATCAGCTATGACGATACCGTGGAATTAATGAAGTCCCTTGACCCGGCCTACTTGAACCAACCGAAGACGTTTTTCGGAATGAATTTCAACACGCTGGGAACAATACTTAAACTAAAAGACTCTCAGGGTCACCCTATTTTCAATCTGCCTCGCGATGCTAACGGTCGCTACCTCTTGCATGGGGTGCCCGTGGTAATCCTGCCTTCGTTGCCGAACGTGGCGACTGGCAATAAGCCTGTCGTGCTGGGAGATTTTTCGAGACTCCTGCGTCGGACGGTTGGTTCCAGCTTCAAGATTCAGCGGTACAGCCAGACTCCAAGCCTTGCTGAGAACGGCCTAGTGGCGTTTGAAGGATTCCTTCGAACTTCGTTCGGCATGCTGGCGAGCGCAAGCAG